GATCCTCTCCTTCCCCCTTCAATGTCACCTGTAGAATCCATAGTCATATAGTGACGACCACCATCATCTCCAGTCCTTACTAAGAAACCAGAGAGTTCATTGTCATCATGAATATGACCAAATCTTATTTCACCATTCTCATTACCATATCGAACAGTGTGAGTGTTACATCTTTTTGCCATTAGAATTTACCTACACAATCTATTACTTGAACAAGTGAAGTATCATCTGGAAGTAGATTAGAATCATCACCCACACTCTTCACATTAAATACAGGTATCATTTTAGCATTATAACCTGTCTTACTCTGAATGTAAATGTCTACATCATCATTAAAACCAGAACCAGAATTTAAAATACTAACACCAATCAATGACCCTAAAGGATCAAACTTAGGAATTAATTGAGCACCATTACTAGGACTCACTGTTATCTTATCAGTAGGACTATAGTTAAATCCTGGATCAGATATATTTACAGATTCAATTCCTAATATTACTGGATACTTTCCATCACCTAATCCAGCATATTTATCCCTCTCAGTAGGAACTCCTAGAGTAATACCTAAATTAGGAATGCTTACTGGACCTGTCTCCTCAGTAGGTAAAATAGGAGCAGTAATAATTAAAGGAGATTCAGATGAACTTATTGTATGATCTATACCACCAGGAAAACTAACAGTATCTCCTTCAAATAATTGTATTTGAGCTCCACTTTGAAGAGGTGTCTCAAAAGTACCATCAGATCTTTTAACTGTAGTCTCATCAGAATCAGCCCATGTCCATCCATCTGCACCCTTGCTTCCATCTCCTGTTGGTATGTATCCATAACCTGTATCATTCATTATCACTCCCACTACACCTAACAATCCACCACCATTAGTATTAACAGTGCCAGTTCCATCAGTAGAAACCAAAGTTCCAGTAAATGTAACACCAGAAGCAGACCCACTTCCAGTAAATACTTGATCAATTGTTACTGTAGATGTAGTAAGATCAACAGAAGTTACCACAGCACCACCACCAGTTCCACCAGTGCCTCCTCCTGCTACTGTAAATGAGTTATCATCTCCACCTCCACTTCCAATTCCTGTTCCAAGAGTAACTGTACCTCCACCTGTAACTATTTTAATAATCATACCAGTAGAAATCTTATTTACATTAGTGACATTAGTAATGTTTGGAGATCCAGAAGTTATATCTCCTCTAAAAGTAACACTTCCAGCTGCGTTATTAGAATTCAATATAGTATTTAAAGTTCCTCTTGTACCTCCATCTGCAAAAGTATTATTAACAACAGTGTTTACATTAACTCCTGAAGCAGCTTGGTATAAAGGATTACCTTGACCATCAAATAACTGAGATCCATCAGCATTTAAAATAGGTTCAATTGGACCAAGAACTGCTCTTCCAGAAGCACCATTACCTTTACCACATTTATCAATAAATTTTACCTTAGGGGCTACTGTATAGAGACCAGATGATTTAATATCAATACCCAAAACACTTAAACCAGTTCCTATTATTGCATTTGCTGTAGCACCTGAACCTTTACCTCCAAAAAATTCTACAATAGGAGGACCACAATTTACAGGACCAACATCACAACCAGAACCAGCACCCCCTCCAGGTAATCCAAATTCTATTCCACCAAAATTAAAATTGTTTGGATCTATAACTTGTCCAGCAGCTTCTAAAGCTGTAGCTATTAAAGATGCCTTGTCTTTAGCTTTAGATACTATTGAACCTAGACTTATCCTTGGAGCAGCTAAAGGTCCTTCTGCTACGTTCCACTCCTTTACCTCATTACAATCAGGATTCTCATCACAATCTAAGAAAGAAAGTAAATCAGTAACAGTTCCTAATACATCATCTCCACCAAAAGTAGGAACTTTAAATCCATCTCCACTTATAGATCCCAAAGCAGACAATGGTTTCATAAAATCATTCAACCCTGAACTTATAAGACCTGTAAGTTGTCCCAATAAAGATGAAACTAAATCTTCTGTAGCACAAGCTGGAGAGTTAATCATCTTAGGAATAGATGATTTTAACATACCACTACTCATTTCATAAAGTTTATCAATAATATTTCTGAATAAACATGCAGTACTATCATTCACTTTATCCATTGCTTTTTTTAAATCCTGTCTTTCAGTAGGAAATGCAGAATAATAAGAATCTTTTGTAGTATCATTAAGTTTTTTCAAAGTATTCTTTTGTATCTCAGTAACCATAAACTTCATTCCAGAAGCAACTAACTTAGCTGCATCATCCATTGCTTTTTCAATTTCTTTATCTGGATTAAAAACTCTAGTTGATACTTTAGTATTCCAATCTGTAGAAGCTTTCTTAATCCTTGATACTATCTTAACAGTCTCTTGTATCTCTGCTTGAATTTTATTAAGAGGAACCTTCTCACAAGTAGAAGGAGATGGTAAAGATATTTTTCTTCTTTCATCTAAATGTTTTTCTGCTGAAGCACCATCCTTTATACCACTACTTAATGAAACATCAGACTCAACTGACACTCCATTACTCATGTCCTCACTAGTACCAGGATACTTTTCAGCTAAAGCAAGTTGAGCATCAGGAGGAACTTTACCATCAGTTTTAGTAGGCAATCCATATCTAGGAGGATTAGATTCAACTACAGTGTCTGGGTTAGCACCATCCCCTTTACTTACAAATCCACTGAAAGGAAGGAAAGGAACTTCAGGAATCTCTTTAGATACAGCAAGGTATTGATTGGTCCCTATGATTCCCATAATAATAGGAGTCTGTGCTTCCTCACCATCCAAGAAGAATCCATACACAAAGTTTCCCTGCCTGATCATAGGAGTTGCTGAAGCAGCTGCTCCTCCTGACCCTGCAGTAACAGGCATCATAACAGATGCCCAAGGGAGATCATCATCCTTTAGATCAGTGGTAGATGCAGTATGGTATCCCATAATGCGCACCTTATACCTATATGCAAATCCAGATTGATCATCAGTGCTATCTGTTCTAGAACATGGAGAATTACTTGCCCATGTAGTTTCATCTACTACCTGACCAACCCACCATATAAATCCATCCCTTCCAACAAAATGTTTTTTAATATCCATTAGTCATCATATACTCTACACTCCAATGAGTCTGGATGATTATCACAATAGACTTCTAAGTGCTTATCTTCATGACGTGTATGCCAGTCATTAATCTTACCATCATTAGGTTCCACTTCCTCCTCTGAATGATCATGGAAGGCATCATTGTGCATCTTTAAATCCTTTTCACTATATTCAATCATACCATGATTGATATGTTCTTTATGATCCTTTGGATCAATGTAAACCTCATGTGATAAATCATGTTCTGGAGTTTTAGTAGTCATAAGTAAATCCTATTTGAAAGATTTTCTGCCAAAACTATCTCTAACTAGAGTCAAACTAGTGTAAGTATCTCTAGAAGTAAGTCTGTGACATAAACTTGCTATCATATATATGCCACCAGACTGATCATTAACTTCTGCACTGAGTTCTGTCGTCAATTCAGGAAAATCACAGTAAACTAAATCACCTGCTCTCAAACTGAAATCACCAGGTATCATGATGTTAATCTGGATAGAATATAATTGATTATACCTCATTATAGACTGAACCATAGTATTTGCAACATCATATGTTGGTTTGTAAGGATCATCCTTCCAAGTTTTCAATTGTTCTTCTTGATTTTTTCCTGAAGGTAAAGTACCTACATCTAAAATATGATTCATGTATCTAGATATTGGTTTTCTAAACTCATCTGCAACACTATCAATTGGATCCACTCCAGCACTCACTAGTTTATCTTTACTAGTTCCTGATCCTGGTGTGCTTAAATCACCATCCACACTAAAGTCTCTGATCTGATAATCACATGCATAAAAATCAAAGAAGATAGATCTATTAGAATATGTACCACTCATCAAATTATTCTGCAAATCTATATCTTTATTGATAGTATATGAAACAATTTCTGCATCATATCCTCCTGGTATTCCTGATTGTCCTTGATAAATATATTTCTTCTTAGGTTCTTGATCAAATAGAGCATCAATAGATCTAAAATGAAACCCATCATAATTTTCATAGAATAAATATCCAGCAGCTCCACCTAATTCTCCTGCTGTTTCTGGTATAGATTTAGATGCTAACCAAGTACAAATATAAAAAGGTTTCTTATCGTTACCAATAAAATTATAGTTAGTTAAAGTATCATCTATAGTTAAATCCTTTTCAGTCTTTACTCCCATTCCATTAGAAGTATCCTCTGTTAATATTTTTTTAATAGTATCTGATACCTTTCCATCATATCTTTTACATACTCTGTTCTGTTCATTAGCAAAAAATTCTCTAGAAGAAAAATCAATAGCATAAAGATCCTTTTGAGTGTCTGGTGAACCATCTCTTACTCTATTAACATACCAAGCATTCTCATCTTTAAATTCTAACTTATTTTTTTCAGGTTGCATGTCTTCCATGACTAAGACTGCCTTCTCTCCTCCCCTTATAGGCAACCCATCTCTTATTCCTTTCTTATTAGACTCCCCACCTTCAGTATTTCCAGTCTCCACCACAACAATACTTAAGGTTTTAGTATTGGATAATAAATTTTCAAAATATTTTATCTCAACAGCAGAATCAGATATGTCTACACCATCTCCACCATTAGCTTGAAAGATTTCAAACTGAGTTATATTTCCTGGTTCTGTAGCTTTGGTTTCTCTATTGGCCATTAGAGTGCGTAAGATTTAATTGTATTGGACATTTCATACTCACTATTTACCAAACTTATTTTACTAGGAGAAATAGTAACAGTTTTAGTGCCTCCTCCTGTAGGAACTTCAGCAGGAGCAGGAGGTTGCATCAATACAATAGTATTAGATGCTTGCTCATAAGATGTTTGAGATGATATAGATTCAGTATCAACTTTCTTCGTTGACGACATCTCATTTTTTGATGCAGGATCTACACCATACTGATCTATCTTTTCTTCCATTGATAGATTTTGAAATTTAGTATACTCATCAGTATCCACTTCCTTTTCATTAATGAATGCCTTTCCAGTCTCAGTATCAAACCTACCACTAACTTTTTTCTCTGATGAAATTGATTCTCCACCACCAGTGCCACCTTTCTCACCACCACCAACAGCATCTCCACCCTTAGGAGGGAAGAAAGAATTTTTAAGATGCTTTAACAACTTAGGAAGACCTAAGATAGGAATGAACAAAGATAGATCTGGAAGTTTAGTCACTCTCTTACCAGCAACTCCACCTTCCTTAGCAAAGAAAGAGAATGGAGGTATCTTACCTAGAGCAGATTGCAATCCAAATTTTGCAGGTACTTTAATGGAAGGAAAGTTAGTAAAGAATCTTTCAGTACTCTCACCTATCCACTTAGGTATATTAATAACTTTCATAATAGCTTCTCCAACCTTATCCTTCACAGCACCAATAGCCTTACCTATTCCTCCACCTAATGTCAAATCATAAAGAGCATTACCTAAGAACTCACCCACTAATTCTCCAACAATCATCAAGGCTGGTGATACCAATGCACCTAAACCTGCAGTAGCAGTAGTTAAACCAGCAGCAAGAGCCATACCAAGAGCACCACCAATGGCTGTACCTGCTGTCTTAAATAATATTTTTCCTATTGGTTCTCCAGCTAGGATAGATGTAATAGCTACCAATATAGGACCAAGAAAAGGTATCTTTATTCCTTTCTTAGCACCCTTAGCTATTGTTTTAAACAATGGCTTAGCCTTAGACATCATCTTAGCAACACCAGGTCCAAACCATTTAGCAAGAGTAGAACTAACTTTACCTACTCCTTTAGCAGCTCCTGTCTTACCTAATGCTTTAGTTCCTTTAGAAAATAATCCTTTACCTCTTTGAAGTAACCTTCCAGATTTAACCTTAAGTAATCTTTTCCCTCTTCTAAGTAACTTACTACCTTTTCCTATTACATTCTTTGCTATTTTGCTGCCTCTTTGAAGTAACCTTCCAGATTTAACCTTAAGTAATCTTTTCCCTCTTCTAAGTAACTTCCCACCTTTACCTAAAATATTCTTAGCTACTGTAGTACCTTTACTTATTACCTTACCTGCTGCCTTTCCTATAGGAGTCTTACTTAAAACATTAACTGCTTTACCTATTACATTTTTACCTCCTCTTAATATACTACTGCCTACATTCTTTATACCTGTGGCCAACATCTTAACTGCATCATCCACCCACTTAAAGACTGCTGCACCTAACTTTCTAAAAGATCTACTTACCAACCTTCCCATAGCCCTGAAAGGTCTGGTCACTCCTCTCAAGGATTTGGATATGGTTTTGACTATATTAGCAACAAATTTACCAACTAATCTTTGTCCTGCAAAATATGCTAGGATACCTACCCTAAATGTTTTTATTATTAATTGATTTCCTGTAAATAATCCATTGACTAAAGTTCCTATAAGTACAAACTTTAAATATCTTCCAATAGTTTTAAGGAAATCAAACTCAGGTGCTAGATTAAAACCTTTCTTCTTCTTAGATTTAGTTTTATCACTATCAGATTCTAGATTCTCTTCTCTACTTCTCTTCTTAAGAAGTTTAAATGCGTTTAATTGTTTCTTTAATCTTTTTTTACTATCTTTTGTTCTATCAGATAAAGAATCTTTTAATTGATCAATAGCTTCTACAATAGAATCTAAAGTTTTAGTTATAATATCTAAACCTAATTTATCTTTACCAGTTTCAACAGGTTTTACCTCTTTACCTACAAACTTTTGTATATCTACAGTGGATTGTGTCTCAGGGATAGGAGTTAACTGTCCCTTCATAGAAGGAACTAATTCTCCTTTAGGTCTAAGAGCTAAGGGACCTCCCTTCTTTTCTCCCAATAATTTATCAGCCTTTATAGGTATTGCTTTCTTCTTTTTAAATTTAGACGTAACAACTTTAGCAACCTTTTCCTTTGCTTTTTCTTTTGCTACTTGAGTAACAACTTTTTTTCCTGCACTAAGAGCAGCAGCCATCCATCCCATATTATGATGCTCCAGTCAAGTTATAGATTGGTCTCACTGCTATAGCAGAAAGATTATTAGAATCTATTGAAGAAAAACTAGGACTAGTAGGACCAGATCCTCCTCCACCACCAGAACTCTGAGGAGGAGATGGTATAGTTATTACATTAGTCTTAGGTGCAGTAGATGGTGGAGATATATCAGATGATTTTAAAGAAGAAGAAATAGAACTTACAGAATCAGACGTAGATGAGGTAGAACTTTTCTCACTTTGAGATGAGGTTAATCCTAATAAACTATTAATCTTTTCCTCTCCAAATATTAACTTAGCAAATCCTATAGCAGGATGTTTTAACATTAAATTTTTTGTACCCTCAACTGCCTTACCCATCTGAGGAATTACTTTCTCTACCATAGACTCAGCTATATTCAACATAGGTTTCAACAACATCAAAGGTGGAGCAAGTCCCATAGCACCACCCTTTAATATCCCCATCAATCCTCCACCAAATTTACCTTTACCTTCATCACCTTTACCACCATCAGAACCAACTTCACCACCACCAACCATAGGTTGAATATTATCAGTAGTTGTTACTCTCTTTTCATTAGTACCCCCACCCTCTCTATTCATTTGCAACAACCTATCTCTACCAAAATGATCTACAGCCTTCTTACTCATTACAACCTCACCTGGTTGAGCAGCAACCAACTGAGTATCAGGACCTAATCCTGTAACAGATACTCCACTGTCCTGCTTGATAGGACCTCCTTCTTTTGTTGATATTTTTTTAGCGTCAACAGTACCACCCTTTGCCATAGGTTGAACTAAACTATTTTCATACCCTGGCCCTTGAGCAGGAACAGTACCACCCTCTGAAAAACCCTGTGGATGTAAAAAATTGGTGGGATTTTTTTCCCCCTTTTTTGGAATTAAAAGTCGGTTTTCCCCTGAGACTGAGACACCACCACCACCTGCCATAGTCTGTACTTTAGATTGTTCTTTAGCACTGCCAGATATATCATCACCCAAATCCCCTAGTACCTGTTCAGTTGAACCTGGAACAAGTCTATTGAGACTATTTTGTAGAGCAGCAGGTTGAACATCAGGAGAAGCTATAAGTTCATCCAATTTAGCAATTCTTTCAGGTGATGCTCCAGTCTCAACCATATTTTGTCTTGTCTGTTCAAGTGCAGCAGGAATTTTTTCTGCACCTATCTTACCAATATCTGGAACAACTGAACCATCCCACAACTCCATAGATGGCATTCCCATCTCTTTATATTGTTCCTTTCTTTGTTCTACTGTTGCTTGAGATCTTTTCATAGTAAAACCATCCTCACCAAACTTACCAGTAGTATCAGTTTGTGCCATTATCTGTTGGTTCATTGACACCCCTTCATTACCAGCAGGACCAGCAGGACCAACCTCACCACCTTCTGCTTTGACTTCAACAGTAGATGCTTGAGCTGTTTTAGATAATGGAATGTCAGGAACCTGAGGAGGACCAGGAATATTAGGTATGGTTGGAGGTTGTATAGGTTTTAAACCAAGCAATCCAATAGCTTTATTGATTGCTCCCAACAAAGATTCAACCCCACTATTAATACCATCAATAACAAAGTTAATAGGCTTTGCACTTATATCCCACAAACTTTTCACTACTACATTAAATAATCCAATAATACTATTAAAGAATTTTTTAATAGGATCTAAAAGTATGGCAGGATCCTTAACTACTTTTAATAAAAAACTAAAAACAGCACCAGCTATAATATTACTTACAAATTTCCAAATAGTACTTAAAAATCCTTTAACAGGTTTAGCTGCACTCTTTAATATCTTCTCTCCCATACTCTCACCTTTGGGATCATCTTTCTCTAACTCTTTTTCTCTACCTCTTTTCTTCGCTGTTCCCATCAACAATCTTTGCTTCTCTAATCTTTCTTCAGTTACCTCATTCTGTTCTTTAAATGACTCACCAATACCATTCAACCCATCTAAAATCTCATTCAATTTAGAAACAAGATCTGTCTTTAAAAATTTAAGAACTTGATCAACTTTATTATCATCCTTATCTGGAGATTTTAAGTCAGGTTCCTCTGGATCCTCTACTGAATCTAAACTTTTACTATCTACACTAGGACTTTTTTTAAAAGGAACTATACTACTTGTTCCAGTAGTATCAGCTTGAACTTTATCATCTACTTCTTGTGCTGTTCCCTTCTTAAATGCTGCACCAGTTATAGTTTTCTTTTTTACTTTAGGAACTACTTTCTTTCTAAGTTCTTTCTCTTCTGCTCTTACTATATCAAAGTATTCTAAATTATTTTCTTCCTTAAAATCTAATGTTGCAGTCTTTAAAGCTTTCCAATAATCGTAATCAGATACACCAGGTTTGATGTACCCGTAGTCTAATAGTATTTCATATGCATTGTCTAGTTGTGCTTTAGGCATTAGAATCTTGCTGTTGCTTTAATCTTTCCTCTTCAAGGTGCTGTTGAAGAAGACCAACATAAATGTCTCTCTCCCAAGGGATTAAATTTTCAATCTCAGTTAATGAATATTTATGGTACTGCATCAAAGCAAAATTAATCCTGAAATAATTTTCAAGATCCATATGCACCATCCCTAAGCGAAAAAACTGGACAATCCCTCCAACACTACAGTATTCTCTTTCTTAGTCTTAGGATTAACAAAGGTAACTTCATGAGATAGTTTAGGCATAGTTTCAAAAAACTTTTCAATCTCTTTGAATTGCATACTATTCATCTGCTCAAGAAAATCTTTTACTTCTTTCTTAGTGCAGTCAGCAGTAGCCCAAACTTCTTCTTCATTATAGATCTTATCAATACAAGATCCTATAAGATCAAATGATTGATCTACTCCAGCATCCTCACCAAAATCAAAATTGTTTTTTATAAACTCATCCAATGAAGGATACTTCATTTCCATAGTCAAAGTATCATCTAATTTAATCTGCTTATCATGATCATCATCTCTTTGAATCTTAATGTCATCAATGTTAATTGTCACTGGAACATTTGTAGTCCCATCATCAGGTGAGATTAAGTTAACTTCTATGTCTTCACCCACAGACTTACCACGAATGTGAAGGAAAAGATATTCAATATCAAAAGTAGGAAGTTTTTCTACCTTTATACCTCTAGTTTGTATACAATTTTTTAATACAGATTTAATAGCTGTAGAAATTTGTTTAGTATCCTCTGTCTCTAATGCTAATACTAATAATTTTTCTTCTTTAACTAGGAAGGGTCTATACTTAACAGTCTTTCCAGTTGATGGCAACTCAAGTTCATAAGTTGGCGTAGCAATGGTGGGTAATGGCATAATAATTCTTTCAGTGTTTTATTTAGACAGTTTAATTGGCAATAGCATTAAAGTCTATACCTCCTCCAGTATTTTCTAAAAATGCTCCCAACTGATCTCTTCCTTTTTCAACCACATATCTAATGTAAGAAAAATTAACAGTGCATTTTAATGCATCACTTCCAGAATAAGTTACTGGTATTGCAGTGATATCTCTAGGAAAAGCATCAACAAAAGTATAGTCTAAAGTATTTTTATTAGATCTCTCCTGTATATGATGATCTCTTTCAAACTTTGTCAAGAATATATTATTTTTATAATTTCTAGGATAAGAATTCCTAACATGAACATAAGGACTAGAGTATTCAACTGTACTTCTTACTCCACTAATATAATCTATCCATGCTTCAAATACTTTTATAGTATTATAATTTCTATCTACATAAAAAGTTAAAGCTAAAGACTCATCATATATTCTTCTATAAGCCATCCTTTCTGTGACTCCCTGATAATCATTAGTAACCTCATGAGTTGCTAATGAAGAACCTGGAAGAGATGCATCAGTACATAGTAGACTAATATTATCTAGAGTATCTGTAACATTATAAGTATCAACATTAAATCTAATATACTCATCCACTCTAGGAGGTAAAGATAAAGTCAAACGATATAAAGATGTCTGTGCTACATTTAATAACCTAGACTTTATCTTACTTACTGTTAACTTTTCTGGGACTACACCTGCCATCTATAAATATTTTAGATTATATATTATGTATAACAGATGGCTGAAAGTATTAAGAGCAGATACAGACCCAAGTATCCTCAAAAATATAAAGGCAATCCAAATAATATAATATGTCGTAGTAGTTGGGAGCGTAAGTTCTGCAAATACTGTGACTTAAATAGTAATATTATAGCATGGGCTTCTGAAGAGATGAGTATTCCCTACCTATCTCCTGTAGATAAAAGACCTCATAGATACTACCCAGACTTTCTAATGAAAGTGAGAGAAAGTAATGGTAACATCAAAACTTATGTTGTTGAAGTGAAACCAAAGAAGCAAACCCAACCACCAAAGAAAAAATCCAGAGTGACTAAATCATATCTGTATGAGTTAAATACTTATGCTGTCAACCAAGCTAAATGGAAAGCAGCACATGAGTTTTGTTTAGATAGAAAAATTGAATTTAAAGTTATCACAGAAGATGAATTAGGTATCAAATAATGTCTGAAAGAACAGAAAAACTTCAAGAACAAATTGAAGGAGTTACTGATGCTGATGATATTATGATGAACATTTTAGAAGTGTTCACTCAAACTGATGTAGTTCCTGATGCAGGGAGTTACTATACCTTTGTATATAATGCCAAAACTCCTGGTATATTTGATGAGTATCCATTAGTTGCTGTTACCTACGTAGATAGGTGGGGATTTCAAGGACTCAACTTTCATTGGGGGACATCAAGGAACTATACATGGAATGAAATAGTAGGAAACCTACATGCAATACAGAATGATGAGATAGATTATCTTAGATCATTATCATATGCAAAATTTAAGACTAAATAACTAAAAAGATAATAAATGATTATCAGTTCACCATTTATATTAGGAGGTCAATCCTTTGTCACTAAGACAGTAGACAGGGTAAGCACTGTAGTGAGAAATAATATTATAGCATTAACTCAACAAGAAAAGAATGAAGGTGGTGATTTTTATAATGAATCTACAGGTGAAATTGAATATGCAGAAGTATCTGATAATAACTTTGGACCTAATTGGTTAATAAAGAAAGGTGCTAGTGCTGTATGGATGGCTGCTGCTATGACCAATCCATTACTTAAAGAAGCTATAAGAAGAGCAACTGGAAATAAAATTTTTAATAAAGCTCCAGAATCTGAAGCATTAAATGAAGCAAGAGATCAATCATCAAATTCATTTGCTGGACCACCTATAAATCCTCTAGAGTTTGCATCATTTGCAGATGGATCAGGTACTATGAGGTATCCATTGAATCATAGACAAGAAATAGATTACGATTACTTGAAGGTTGATTGTATAGAATATCTACCAGATTTTAATTTGACTGATAAGGAAGGTGAAGTAAATAAAACTAATGCTTTAGCAATGAAAACTGCTGATGAAAGAATGGGTGGTTCAAAGATCTTAGGATCAGTCTTCCTTCCTATGCAACCAGGAATTTCTGATAGTGTGAATGTGGATTGGGGTAATGATACATTAAATCCTCTTCAAGTAGCAGGAGCTAAATCAGCAGAGCAGTTCATGAGTGGTAAAGTTGGAGGGGGTCTAGATAGAGCAACTACTGCTGTAAAAGATGCTATCTCTGATACAGAATCATCTGATATCAAGGCTTTCTTTGCAGGTAAAGCAGTGGGTGCTCAAGGATTGTTCACAAGGGCAACAGGAAAGGTAATCAATCCAAACCTAGAACTAATATTTAAAGGTCCACAACTTAGAACTTTTCAATACCAATTTAGATTTACTCCTAGAGAAGAACTAGAAGCAAAGGAAGTTAGAAAGATTATTAGGTTCTTTAAAAAAAATATGGCTGTTCAAACATCACCTAATAAATTATTCCTCAAAACTCCTAATGCTTGGAGATTAAAATATTGTTATATGAATGAAAACAATCATCCATTTTTAAATAAAATTAAAACTTGTGCTCTCACAAGTTTCAATGTTGACTATACTCCTGATGGATCCTACTCCACTTATGAAGATGGTTCTATGACTTCCTATCAAGTAGGATTAAATTTCAGTGAATTGAATCCCATTTATGCAGATGATTATGATAATGAAAACAACATGGGTTATTAAAAATGGCAAATCCTTACTTCAGACAAGTTCCTAACCTTGAATATGTTAATAGAACTGCAGGTGCAGATGATATATCTAACTTTATTAATGTTAAAAATTTATTTAAGAGAGGCAAGTTAAGGTCTGATATATTTGGCAACGTTAATTTCTTTACCAAGTATAAAGTTATTGGTGATGAAAGACCTGACAATGTAGCGTTCAAACTATATCAAGACCCCACACTAGACTGGGTAGTTCTTTTGTCAAATAATATTATAAACATCAATGATGAATGGCCTCTCCCTCAAATTGCCTTTGATGAATATATTTTAGATAAGTATGGATCTTATGATGAACTACACAATGGAGTTCATCACTATGAAACTAAAGAAGTTAAAGACTTAAAGGGCGCAGTAGTTCTACAGAAAGGATTAAAAGTACCTAATAGTTGGAGAAGCAATGGAAACTTTACCCAAACATTTACAACAAAAGTAAATCAAATCTTTGCAACTAGAAATACTAATACAGTAACAGTAGTGCTTAAGAGTGGTATTGATGATTTGAAAGTAGGAGATCAAGTTTTAATTGAAAATGTATCAGAAACCAGTTACAATGGTAGATTTACAATAAAAAGTACTACAAGTCCTGATGATACTAAAGTAATTAGATTTACTTATGATCTACCTACAATACCTTCAGTAATAAATCCTACTCCCTCAGGAACAGAGCAAGTTTTATTTACCATATCAGGAAAAGTTTCTGCAGGAAATGCATCTAACTATGAATACTTTGATGGATCTAACTACAATACTATTGCAGCATCTAATGTAATAACTCCAATCACAAATTATAATTATGAATTAATAAAAGAAAATGATAAAAGAAATATCTATTGCTTAAAACCAGAGTATTTAAATATAGTATTCAATGATATGGATGACATCATGCCATATAAAAAAGGTGCAGATCAGTATGTGACCCGCACCCTTAAAAAAGCAGAAAATATTAAACTGTATCAGTAATCTATTTAAAAAATAGATTTATGTATGCTGCTATAACTAATAGAGTTAAGCAGATCTGATTATATTTCAACTATCAGCTAACTTTTGAAAGTAACTGAGAGCATCATCTTCATCCTCACTAGTAGATACAGGAGCTACTGCTACAGGAATTTGATCTTCCTCAGCTACAACTTCCTCATCTAATCTAGGAGTTTGAACTTTAACTTGACCTAGAACAGTCTTCAAACGTCTGTCCAAATCTTCATAAGATTTGAATTGATCTGGAGCAGTAATTGCAGATAAAGAATATTGCTTCTTCCACAATGCTTCCAATGCATCATCATCAGATAGTAAAGGTGCTACCTTATCAAACTCTGACTTATCATAGTTCCAGAACCCATCCTTCTTCACAATCTTCAACTTGAAGTTTGCACCTTGCCAGAAGTCAAAAGGATTGATAGGTGTTTCGTCATCAAACTCTGGTTGCATTGCTTCCAAAATTTTATCAAATATTTTCTTACCATACTTGAATAGGAATACTTTACCCTCATTCTCTGGATGAAGAGGATCTTTTACAACGTAAACGTTGGAGTAATAAGATAGCTTGCGCTTCTGCTTACGTACTGTATCCTTATCAGCATCATTGCCACTGTTCCATAACTGACGATTATGATCTGAAACAGGGTCTTTACCACCTGTTGTGGTTAAAGAATTCTCAATGTACCATCCACCTGGTCCTTGAAAAGCATGGGAGTATAACTTAACCCAAGGAAGTTCTTCACCATCAGGAGCTGGAAGAAAACGAATAATTGCTGAACCTACTCCAGACTTATCCAATTCTGCTTTCCAGAATCTTTCATCTGCTCCACCAGAAGATGAGTTCATCTTCTCTACTTCCTTCAATAACTTTTCAGTGAGTGAGCTGGACTTTTTCTTTAGAGAATCAAAAGACATTTAGATTACCTCGTATTTGTTGAGATTTGGCTTGTGTATATTCATTGTACAAGGTTTAGTTTGTACTGTCAACTACAATATCCTTAAGGATTTTTCTGTAGCGGAATACATCTATATTTAGGAAGGGAGAATACTTTTTAATTTTCATACTGTAAGACTCCCATACTGGATCCTCCATTTGTTTGTCAAAGTTTACCCTATACCCTAGTATTCTATCGTAAATTACCATAGTTTCAAGTGATACTTCTCCTCTCATAAAACTTTTTAAAATAGGAGGATGTCCTCCTTGTTTACATTTAAATATATCATCTATGTTTTTACCTTCCAGCAACTTAGTAGACTCTTCTTTAAAAGTATACTGTAGTGCTTGCATTTTTTTCTGCCACTCTATATAATTATTCTCCCCATACTTAACCATATTAGATGGCCATATCTGTTGAGAATCTATAACATCAGCAAAATTAGCAACATAAAATCTTTCAATTTCTTTATCAGAATACTGCCTAGCAATCTTCTCAAAAAATATCCTATCCCTTCTAGGTTTTCTTTTCTTACCATCTCCATAGTAAGATTCTGGTTTTGCTTTAATCTTTTTATTATTGTATCTTATATAATCATATGAATCCTTAGTAAAGTGTACCTTCATTGCTAAGAAAGTTTTATAACATTCAAATGGAGTCATTAGATAGGCAACTTTGCTCTAGAAGTTCTCTTTAAAAAGTTAAGTTCCTGTGCTTCATACTTAATCTTTTCCTTCAATGGTTTTGATACCAACTTAGGAACTGATTCTAAATCAATAGCATTCTGTTCACAAAAATGAATGATAGCATCAATGTAATTCATTTGAGCATTATTCAATACAAGTTTCTCTATCTCCTGTGCAAACCTAGCTGGACAGAAAAATTTATTCTCAAGAACCTTTTCTAATTCATTCTTCATTAATTCATGCCCCAGTGTGGTTAGATACAAACTTTTTAATATAGCGAACTAATAGTTTAATATAATCTTCTTTATTCCTTTTGTCAAATACTTTTACTTCACCATTAGGTGTAACCATGATAGTGATTAATTTCTTGACAGGTATCTCAGTTAGTTCATAGTATGCAGAGGCATAAAACATCTCCTGCACAAAATAATTCTCCAACCACTTCTCTGGTTTGATCTTAGTTGAAGTCTTAAAATCTATGACTGCTAACTCACCTTCATACTCTGCTATACAATCAACTCTACCTGCAAGACCAAGGTACTCAGAGTAAAGAGTTCTTTCTATAGCATGTATGTTGTTTATCTTATCTAGATATGGTTTACTAGAGTAAAACATAAACTTAGTAACAGGAGTAAAGACATCCCAGTTAAGTTCTCTGTTCTCTAGATATGCCTGTGCTGCTTCATGATAATCAGTACCCCTAGCAGTGGCTGCTTTGGTTACTTTGTTTGCTTCCTGTTCTCCTACCCTCTTACGCCATTCAACAAAGACTTGTCTGTTATAGAAAGAAGTAACTGAAGTAATAGAGGGAACCCACTGACCATCAGGAAGTTGATACAACCTACAACCAGGAGTTTCTTTTTTATCTAATTCAAGATCACCTAAAAAATTACAATGGGTAAAACTCATAAATTCAATTCCAATTTAGATAGTAGATATTCTTTACACAATCCTGACCTTACTATATCTTCCACACCAAATTCAATGATGTCTACTGATGGCATGATCCTAAGGATATTCATGAAGTCATGAATACCATTCCTTTCATTCTGTTTAATCAAGTCAGTCTGAGTAGCATCTCCACAGAACATAA